ATCAAGTCACACGGCACTCGTGTCACACTGCTTGGCATGCGGATGGAACAGGACACCATGCTCCAGCCAGACGGCATCAACGGCAGCCGTGAGGCCTGGATAGCCTTCCACCTCAATAGTCGCTTCTTCCGTCTCCCCGAAGGCGTGGAGATGTCAGCTCGTGTGGGATACTATCGAGATAATAATACCAGGCACAACTATCCCATGAACATCAGGGGACAGAAAAACATCCTCGATGGAAGGTCTATCATCAAGGGCGTTGCTCAGATCACTGACGCAAGGGTGCATTGGTGGGTCATGCCAAAGGGATCTGAAGGCAAGGGTCGTGAGCTGGTCAAAGGCCACACAGCCATCGTCGTCCAGGATGAGATCTTCGACATCAGCGACTCGCGCTCTAACCGCTCTGCCTACTTTGGCGTATTGGTCGGTCGTGACCAGGTCATCATCTATGTCGAGCCAAACCGTGGCATGCTCGAACACAACACGACTAGAACCCATCTCGTGAACAAGGACGGATCTCCGGTCAGCTGGGATCTGTGGCAGGATGAGTTCAGCAAGAACATGCCGCCTGAGCTGCGTGAGTTCCTCGATAAGCTCCTGGCCGAATCATCTGAGGAAAACAACAACAACGAGAACAAGGAAAAGCTCAAGTCTGTGCGTGAGCTATACAGGCTCAGCCGATACCAGAAGAACGCAAAGGGTAAGTTCCTCGTAGATCCCGAATCAGTCTCAACCTATCGCACTGGCGATGATCCGACCACCGATATACCTGTGGATAATCCAGGCAGGAGAGGCAGGAGATTTGGCTCTGCGATCACGCAGCTGTTGACTTCCCTGGTCAACGACAATGGCGTCGAAGCTGACGATATCACACCCGATGGCTTCCCCGATGTCCAGTGGGTGAGCGAGGAAGGCACAGGATCACTTGTAGACCGTGCCGCTGAGTTCATCGAGAACCAGAACCTGATCCTGGCCAATCGTGACTTTGATGGCTTCAAAGATCTGGTTGCATTCTTCACCAAGATGTATGGCGAACAGGAAGAGACAACCACGCTCATCGTCAAAGAAGTCAAGAAGGCATTCGAGTTGGCCCTCATGGAATGCGTTACAGGCGCCCTGTGCTTGAAGAACAGAAAGGACTGGACGACCCAGGACTACCAGAAGGCCATCTCTCGTGAGGCGCTTACCACTGCGGTAATGCCTCGCTACTGGATGGTCGGCAACATCAAGAGGTCGCTGGGCAATCGTATTAAAAGCTTCCAGCTCGATCTCAACGTGGCCTAACAACAATCGAGGTCAGGAGAAATCCTGGCCTCTTTCTAACGCCGGGGTCTTTTTTTAAAGACGCTCCTCCACACTAGCAGTAATAGCAAAATCCCACAAATGTGTCAAGACAATTTTGAAACAATTTATGCGTCGTAGATCGGCTTGTCTTTCGGCTTCCACATGCCCTCGATATTGATCTGTGCTGCGATCTCTTCCTGCCTCTCCAGAAGCTTGCGTTCTCTCAGCCATCGCAACGCCTGGGTCGAGCTATCAACACCGTCGTCATGCTTTCCCTTTGGGAAAACCTCAAACTGAGTGATCAAGTGATCAGCCCAGCTCTTGTCCGGAGCAAAGACCTGGCCATTGGTGAACACAGGCTGCACGGCATAGGCTCTCGCTACCTTGTCAACCGCCCCAGGGTTATACAGCTCTACATCCCAATTAGCGGTCTTGTAGATGCGTTTCATCTCATCAGCTACCGTTATACCGCTAGCCTTCGATTCAATCACCAGTCGGTCCGCATTGTACGTCTTACACGCATGCGCAATCCACTGAACCAATCCCCAGCTTTCCTTCTTGCGCACATCAAACGCTCCCTGGCTCTCACCAGGTAAACGCTCTACCTCATCACCATGCATCGACACCCTGACTTCCTTCGCCCACATCAACATCACGCAAGGAATTGTATCACGACTGTCCAACAGCTCAAGCTTAGCGCCCTCACGGCTCAGCAATGTCTTTGCACTCGATCCGCCACGATCCCAACATCCCCACACAGTGATATAGCTGGCATCGTTCTCTTGCTTGCTCGTGTATGCAGTATCAACACTACACAGAATAAAGCTCATCGGTGGATACGCATTCGCATCTCTCACGCCCTGAGCATTCGCCTCAGCATCATCCCACAGTTGCCAATACTGTCGCTTAATTATCCCACCACCAGCCGGCGATGGTCGCTGTTGCATCTGGCCAGCATAAGCATACGGACCAAGGACTTTCTTGTCTCGCTCGATCACTTCCCTGGGAAAACGCTCTGCGAATAAAAGCTCTCCAGGCTCTGTGCGTGGATCCTCAAAACCAATAGAAGTGAAACACTTTCGATCCGGCTCGAATTCAGCCGGCAACATCAAGTGCTCATAACCAAGCTGCTTGTCGAGAATCACTCCCGACACATCGCCCTCACTCAATCGCTGCATCACTACAATGATCACACTTGCAGGCTTGGATAAATAACCCTCCGAATCATACACAGGAGCTGGATTATTCAAACGTGTCGGAACAGCTTCTAGAAACCACTCAATCGTCGAATCACGCATCGCCTCAGAGTTAGCGCCCTCCACCGACATCGGATCATCAAGCCAAACTATATCACCCCTAGAACCAGTAATTCCGCCAGCAGCAACAGCCTCTCTAAAACCAGTCGCTGTGCTTTCTATCTTTGTCTTAGCATTCTGATCGCCAGCAATCTGAACACGATCACCCCACCTACGCTGATACCATTCTGACATGATTAGGCGACGAAACTTCATCGTGTCACGAATAGCTAACGTCTGAGCATGTGACGCACAAAGAAACCTAATCCAAGGTCTATTCTTCGGACCCCATAACCAGGCGTTATAAAACACGCCCATCAATGATTTCATGTGACCAGGAGGAATGTTAATCAGTAGACGATTAATCTCGCCTTCATTCTCTCCACCAAAGCAATGCTCCAAATGCATCGCCATTGCACCAACGTGCCACCCAGGGACGTATTCCTGCCCTGGCTCAATAACGCTCCAGGCCTGCTCAATAAACTCAACTAGGCTCTTCTCCGCTTCCTCCTTCGTCTCCAGAAAACTCAATTGCTCCTGCACTTGGAGTATCAAGCTCAAGTCGCTGGGCGATAAGGTCGATAAGTCTACCTGGGTCAGTAATTGCCGTAATTGATCCTGATACGTCATGCTGCTTTCGTTCAATCACATGGCCTTCAAGCTTAGCTATGTCCATCAAGCTCTGTCGCTTGTCAGCTACTTTCACAACATCACTTCCAATTGGCGTAAAGGCAATAGAAGCCAGCTCCCTAATTATCCTATCTCTACTCGCAAGCTCTTGTGCTTCATGGGTTCCACAAAGCTCTAACAGGCGTTCTTTGACTCGCTCATTCTCGCTCATGCGATAACAATTGCTTTCGTGTTTCTTATACCCAGCTTCTTCATAAGCACGATAAGGAGGAATTCCTTGAGCTACTTTAAGACAGAACCTCTCCTGGCGGATATTAGGAAGCGCTGGCATTGTATTAACTCTTAGATGTCTCTTTAGTGTTTCAGTGTCAAATGTGTATTTAGTGTTTTATATATCTTATGTGAGATAGATGGCATTCGGTCAGTGGATTTGTTTTAGATCCCGCCCGAATTAATCCTCATCTCGATAGTTGCGAACAGCTTCAACCAGCTCATCAACAGCACGGCCATGACTATCAAGACTGGCCACACCATCCTGCGCATCTAAGTGCAACATGTTGGCTGCCTCAGCTATTGTATTGCTCAGCGAATCAATACGATTACTCAGCCTAATAATAGCCGACAACATCGCCTCAAACTGGTTATCATTCACGCCAAAACACCTCAACTCATTGAAACCAAACGGAACTTACCACAATCCCAAATATATGTCCAATTTTTAATAAAATTATCTCAAATGTGTATTGACTTCTTACACTTTGTCAGATATATTCTGATCATCGATTGGAGATCACGGATATGGCTAAATACGAAAACATCCCAAGCCCAGAAGGCGACTACCGTTACTTTGAGTGCCTTTCTTGGGAACGTCAGCAAGTAGAGTTCTGTGGCGCTTGGATCTACCGTGAGTTTCAAGAGCGTGAAGACAATCCAGAATATTCCTTTTATTGCGCCGCAGGATATTGGGCGACCGAAACACTGGAGGAAATGAAAGCTCAAATTAATAAATCCTATGATCATAAAAGATCACAAATCAACAAAGAATCAGATCAGCGCCTAGAGATAGCTAGAGAAGAATCCAAAATAATCTCAAAAATATCTTGGGCTCACACTGTCTTTACTCTAGCCGGCGGACTTGCTGGTTTTTCAATAGCTGGACCAATTGGCCTGGTAGCTGGCCTATTGATCGGAAGCGCAACTATTATTTTTTAAACTATCCCAAAATAATCTCTTGACACCATCCTTACATCGTGTAAGATACAACCATAGTCAATCAAACCAGAGGCAACACCAATGACCAAGACCTTCACATTCTACGCTGACCCAGGACATGCTTGGCTCAAAGTATCAATGGCCGACATTCACAACGCTGGTCTTTCAATCCACCACTTCTCACAATACAGCTATTTCAAAGGCGACCACTTCTACCTAGAAGAAGATGCAGATGCTCCACTGTTCATCTATGCCTACCAGGCTGCCAACCCAACAATAGCCGTCGATTTCAAAAACAGCTACTCAAAATCACCCAGCAGCATTCGCCGCCTCACACGCCTCGATGGCTCAATGACCTCATTCGAAAAACGCTGCGAGTTAACAAAACTATACCGCAACAAAGTATCAGCCTATGCTACGTCAATTTACGAGGCTACCGTCAACGCATAAGGAGCCGAATCAATGTTCCTTCTACCCAAACTGGTCGGCTGGTTAATCCCAGCCCTCCCTGTGATCTTTGCTGGCGACCTACTAATGATCGGCACAATGGTCACTGGCATGGGCATATACTTCGAAAACGCCAACACAATTGGCTTCGGAATATATGACATCATACTAGGTTTTGTCTTTGTTAACAACACAATAAAGAAAAACTACAAATAAAAATAAAATATTTTGAAAATTATCTCATAATTGTGCTTGACATTATTCTTACATCGTGTAAGATTAGATCATCGAAGTTCAAACAGAGGCAACGACAATGACCACCAACGAAGCAAAAGCCAAAGCTCTCTATGATGCCTACACAAGCGCATATACTGAGCATCTGTTCCGTGGTGCTCCTGAGCCTAATCTTGCCGATTACAATATGCGCCACGGATGGGTGAGCGTTGGCGATGAATGCTATTCATCAGAGCAGTGGTATCCAAATAACCAACCAATCATGGACTGAGGGGCTCCGGCCCCCTCCCTACCTCTAACTGAAAGTCAAACCAATGGTCATCACCGCAATCATAACGTTCATCGGCTGCTGGATTATCCGTAGCGCAATGCTCTCCAGCCTCGTCACTTTTATGGACGATAACTATCCCAACCAATCAGAGGGCCAAGC